CAACGTGTGTGGAAGGGTGCCCAGTGGGCATTCATATCCCCGACTTCATCAAACATATAGAGCATGGAGACTTCCTTCAGGCAGCCAGTATACTAAAGGAAACATCGGCATTACCCGCTGTTTGCGGTCGTGTATGCCCACAGGAAAAGCAGTGCGAGAGCCGTTGTATCCATCTAAAGATGAACTCTCCCGCCGTAGCTATTGGTTATCTCGAGCGTTTCGCAGCCGACTATGAACGTGAGAGTGGGCAGATGACCTTACCAAAAGTAGCCCCCTCGAATGGTATCAAGGTAGCTGTTGTGGGTTCAGGACCATCTGGTTTGAGCTTTGCAGGCGATATGGTAAAGCGTGGATATGAGGTTTATGTGTTCGAAGCATTGCATGAGATCGGTGGCGTACTCAAGTATGGTATCCCCGAGTTCCGCCTCCCTAACAGGATAGTAGATGTAGAGATTGAGAACCTCCGACGTATGGGTGTCCACTTCCAAACAGACACTATTGTGGGCAAGACCATCAGTATTGACGAGTTGAAAGAACATGGTTTTAAAGGCATCTTTGTCGGTTCCGGAGCAGGCTTACCGAACTTTATGGGCATTGAAGGAGAGAACTCTATCAACATACTCTCCAGTAACGAATACCTCACGAGAGTAAACCTCATGGATGCAGCTAACCCCGAAACGGACACGCCGATCATAATAGGTAAGAAGGTTCTCGTTATAGGAGGAGGCAACACAGCGATGGACTCCTGCCGTACAGCTAAGCGTCTTGGGGCAGATGTGACATTGGTATACAGACGTTCAGAAGCAGAGATGCCTGCACGACTGGAGGAGGTGAAACACGCCAAAGAAGAGGGTGTCCATTTCCTCACGTTACATAATCCTCAATCGTACAAAGCCGATGAGAAGGGTCGCGGCCTGGCTGCGGGGGTGGGGGAGGCGCACCGTCCGCGTCCTGAGGTGCCTCAGCCGGAGCCCGGGGAGGCCATGGAGGACCGGAGCAGCGGTGAGGCGGCGCCTGAGGTTCCGTTCGAGGAGAAGCACGCCGACTACGCTCGTGCTGCTGCCGGTGATGAGGCTGCGGTTGAGGCGCTTCGTCGTGTGCTGCCTTCCCGGTTCTTCGAGGCTCCTGCTGGTGTACCTGCCAGGTGGCCGGGGTTGATTGGTGTGCTTGGTCTGCGTGAGTCGTTTACGTCTACGGCGGAGGATCGTGCTGCGTTCGCCAGGGCTGCCGGGGAGGGCGTGTCGGAGTCGCCCCAGGGGACGCTGGGGGGGGGCGGGAGTGACTTCCGGCCCCATCCATGCTACAGTTGGCAGCACCACAAGAAAGGAAGAAGCAAATGAGTGCAGTTGATGATGTCGAGCGGTCGATTCTGGGGATGAGGCTCCTCGCCTCGGACGCCGTGGACTACGTCATCCGCGACCGGGTGCGTGACTGCATGTTCGCCGACCCGCGCAATGCCGCCCTGTGGCGCATGTGCGAGACCCTCCAGGCGGAGGGCGGCCGCCCGGACGCGGCCACACTCGCGGCGAACCTTGAGCGCATCCCGGCCCCTGAGCGGGCGAACATCGATGACGATTACGTCTTGGACCTGACTCACTGGGCGCCCGCCGCCGCCGACGTCGTGGCGGACACGTACGTGCAGACCCTGGAGGACGCGTACAGCCTCAGGATGATGCAGGCCGCCCACATCCGGGCGGGCCAGCTACTCCAGGCGAACGACTCCCCCATGAACATCCTCGGGGACGTCCAGAGTCTGTGGGCCGACGTCGAAGGCCAGTACGCGCCCGTCGGAGCCCATGGGGACGCACTGGAGGAGGCGTTCACCTCCTGGCTCGACGGTGAGGACGGGTACTCTCCGACGCCGTGGTCCTGCCTGAACCAGCTCATTGACGGGTGGCGTCCGGGTGGCCTGTACATCATCGGTGCCCGCCCCGGCGGGTTCAAGTCGGCGTTCGCCCTGCAGGCTGCTCTGGGCCGGTCGGCGACAGCGCCGGTTGCCTTGTCGTCCTTGGAGATGGGGCGACAGGAGGCGATGGCCCGTCTGGTGTCCGCGCGGGCGCGCGCACCGTACCGTGAGGTGATTGCTGGCGCCCTGACGCCTGCGCAGCGTGAGCACGCAGGGCGGATCGCCCACGAGGTGGCCGGTCTGCCTCTGAGCGTGGACGACCGGTCCAGCGTTGGCATTGACGATGTTCGTGCGCACGCCAGGGCGGTCAAGCAGCAGTACGGCGGCCTGGGGATGGTTGTGGTGGACTATCTTCAGCTGATGTCGTCGCCGAGGGGTGATCGTCGTCCTCGTCATGAGATCGTAGCGGACTTCAGTCGTCAGCTGAAGATCATGGCGGGGGACTTGGAGTGCCCGGTGGTGGCCTTGTCTCAGCTGAACAGGATGGCTGAGGGAGGTGGGCGGCCGTCGATGGCTCACCTGCGGGAGTCGGGGGCGCTGGAGCAGGATGCGAACGTGGTTCTGCTTCTGTCGTGCCCGGACCTGGGGGACGGCATCATGGACAAGTCGCGTCTGAACGTGGCTGTGGCGAAGAACCGTCAGGGGCCGACTGGCCTGTGTGTGCTTGAGCGGGTGAGGGATAGCATGGCGTTCGAGGGGTGACCCTGGGGGGGCTTGCGCCTCCTCTTGTGTACTGCTATGGTTGGTGGTACGCCCGCATTATCCCGGGCGCACCACCAACCATCATGTTGAAAGGAACTCAAGTGAGCAGCAACGGCTTCAACGTCCACACCCGTTACGAGACCGTGGCGGTGACCCCGACCCAGTTCGCCGAGGCCCTCGGCGCCCACAAGGTCACCGTGCTCAGGTGGATCAAGGCCGGCAAGATCAAGGCCACCTGCATCGATCGCTGCTGGCGGATCCCGGTCACTGAGTTCGACCGGCTCGGCCTGCCCCGCCCCGCCGTCAAGGATGAGGGCAGCAAGTGACCGCCACAACAGAAAGGAACAGTGTCGTGGAAACCGCTATCATCCCGTTCACCTACGGCGACCACCAGGTCCGCGCCGTCGAGAAGAACGGCAAGATCCTGTTCTGTGGCCGGGACGTCGCAAAGGTCCTCGGCTATAAGGATGCCGTTAACGCGCTGAAGCAGCACTGCCGTGGGGTGGCGAACCACCACCCCATCCGCGATCGCGCCGGGCGGGTGCAGGTGGCCCGCTTCATCACAGAGGGCGACCTGTACCGTCTCATCTCACACTCTCGCCTCCCTGAGGCGGAGAAGTTCGAGGCCTGGGTCTTCGACGATGTCCTCCCGAGCATCCGGAAGCGGGGTGGCTACCTCACTCCTGAGGCTGCGGAGAAGGCCCTGACGGACCCTGACTTCATCATCCGGCTCGCCACCTCGTTGAAGGAGGAGCAGGCCCGCCGCCAGGCCGCCGAGGCCCAGATCGAGGCCGACGCACCCCACACCAGGTTTGGCCGGACCATCTCCGGCACGGACGGTGACCTCCTCGTCAAGCAGGTCGCCGACCTCATCACCCAGGGCGGCTGCCCCATCAGCCAGGTGACACTCTTCAAGTGGCTCCGCGCCCACGGGTGGCTCTGCGCCAACCAGGGGCGCCTCTGGAACGCCCCCACCAAGTGGGCCCTCGAACAGGGGTACGTGCGCTCCACCGTCCTGGTCATCTCCACCAGCCACGGCGACCAGGAGAAGACCACGCCCAGTATCACCACAGCTGGCCAGGAGGACCTCATCGACGGCTGGCTCACCGGACGCTACACGGAGGACAAGTGATCATGATGACGTACCAGTCGATCAACTCGACAGCCCTTGAGGCTCTCGCTCTCATGCGGGACCAGGCGGAGTACAGGCAGGTGACGATCTCGTCCACCGCCGTCGGCAACGCTCTCTGCGTCACTCAGGAGACCGCCCGCCGTAACATGCGGTCCCTCGTGGATATGAATCTTCTGGAGGTTGTTGTCCCTCAGAAGGGGGCTCTCGCGGCCACCTTCCGGATCCCGTCGGCCGCCGTCGCGCTCCTCGATGCCCTCGACGGTGTCAAGAGGCCCGTCGCGACACGCCTGGACAAGAATGAGACCCTCTGTGCGCCCGCGGACGGCGTGATCGTCCTCTCCGACGGGGTGTGGGACGTCAGCAACAAGGCCGCAGACCCGCCCCTTCACGTCCGGGTCTGCGGCCGCGCCCAGGCCTCGATATCCGGGAACATCTGCGCGATCGCGGCCGACTGCGCCCAGATGACCATCTACGAGGGTGTTGAGGCGCAGGGGACGGACTGGTCGTGCGTCCGCGCCCTCGGCGGTGTCGTCTACCTGTACGGGAGGTCCGTGGGGGTGTCCCCCGTGGCCGGGTCCATGCTGGCCTGTGAGGAGTCCACGGCGTACGTCGCGGGAACCACCGTACTGGACGCGTACGACCAGTCCACGTGGCACGCCACCGACACCGCGGTCGTCCGCGCTGGCGGCCGGTCTCGTGGGACCCTGACGGGTCGCGCGACGGCCTACCTGACGAATGAGGCTGTGGCCAGGTCGTCCTGTTACGCGTCCGTCCTCCTGGACGGAGACGCGATCGCAGAGGGCGGTGAGCAGGTCAGGGAGGAGGACGTCTCCTCCGGCGTGGGAGTGCTCGAGCTCTACGGGGCCCTCCACGGCGGGAAGGCGCGCCTGTACAAGGTCCTCCCGGAGGACTGTGTGAGCGGCAGGCCTTTCAACAAGCCCACGGAGTGGGACGTCGACTCCGACGTGGAGTGTGACGAGTGGCTCCCGAACCCGATCTGTGAGGGTGGCCTGTTCCTGTATGCCACGTTGGCGCACGCCGCGGCGGAGGCCGTGAATGACAAGGTGATCGTGGAGGTCATCGCGGACCCGGCCGACGTCGTCCCGGTCGCTGACGGCATCGTGAAGGCGCGTCGCGTCCACGTTGTTGAGGAACTGAGGTGGAAGTGGTGAGGGCCAGGGGGTAGCAGAGGGCGGCCGCCCGGGTGAAAGGAAGGAAAGCCCCGGGCGGCCGCCCCGCTCCGCCTATTATTGCACCATGTGGTCGAAAGGGTCAAGGCGCGGCGGGCCGCTGCCGCCAGGCTGGAGAAAGATCCGTCAGGCGGTCATCCGCCGCGACGGCGGGCGCTGCGTCTTCTGCGGCGCCCCAGGCAACCACGTGGACCATATCGACCCGGGCGGCCCGCACGACCTGTGGAACCTGCGGCTCCTGTGCCAGCTGCACCACATGCAGAGGACCGCGGAGCAGTCACACGCGGCCCGCCGCGCCCACGGGTGGACGAAACCGAAGCGCGAGCATAGACCAAAGGGCAAGCACCCGGGTATCCTATAGGCGTACGGCACGCCATTAGGAGGATGCTATGGGCAGCAGGGGGCCGATCCCCAAGAGGACAGGGCAGGGGCACAGGATCACCCAGGCCAGGAAGGTCAAGGCCGGAGTCAAGAGGGTCCGCGTCACGGACGGTGTTGTCAAGCCGCCCACCGCGGACCCGGAGTGGCACCCGATAGCGAAGGCGCTCTGGCAGGCCGTCAAGGACTCCAAGTACACGATCTACTACGAGCCGTCGGACTGGATCCTCCTGTTCGACGCCTGCGACGAGATCAGCGCCTACAAGTACTCGGGCAACCAGCGGTCAGCGATGATGCGGGCGTCCCTGAACCAGATGCTCGCGGGCCTTCTCCTGACCGAGGGGGACCGGCGGCGGGCGAGGATTGAGATCGAGCGCGACACGAAGGCTGAGCCCGAGGAGTCCGCCGGCATCGTCGCGATGAAGGACTTCCTGGCAAAACGCGCTTCGAGTAACTGACCGCGGGGGATGATGGCACTTGGAGCGCACCGCCATTGACCCTATGTGGGACGCGCCGCCGAGGGAGCGGCTGATTACGATGCCCAGGGTTCTCCCGGAGAGGACCCTGGGGCTGGTTGCTGCGGCGTGGATGATTGACAACCTGCGGCAGCCGAACGGGCCGCGCGCGGGTAAGGCGTTCACGCCGACTCCGCAGCAGATCGAGTTCCTGATGCACATGTATGCCCTGAATCCTGACGGGTCGTGGGTGTACAACTGGGCTGTGAGGAGGCTCTCAAAGGGTGCTGGAAAGTCGCCTTTTGCGGCCGCTTTGTCGATGTTTGAGATGCTGGGCCCCTGCCGGTTCGACCGGTGGGACGACTCCTCCCCCCTGGGTGTGGAGGGCAAGACGATGGCGATGGCGTGGATCCAGGTCGTCGCCACCAGCGAGCAGCAGACGAAGAACACGATGCGCATGGTGCGGGCGTTCGCCGCCAAGGGCTCCCCGCTCGCGCGCCGGTACGGGCTGACAGTCGGGAAGACGTTCCTAGACTCCGTGTCCGGGGACCAGCTGGAGCAGAAGGCCTCCTCCTCCAGGTCCTTGGAGGGCGGGGAGACGTCGTTCACTGTCTGTGACGAGCTGGAGCACTGGGTGCCGTCGAACGGCGGCCCTGAGCTGATGAACACGATTGAGCAGAACGCTGCCAAGACCGGGGCGCGGACGCTGCACACGTGCAACGCGTGGGTGCCCGGGGAGTCCTCGGCGGCCGAGGCGACGTTCGAGGACTGGGTGGCGCAGGAGGAGGGGCGGACGAGGAACCGGAAGAAGATCCTCTACGACGCCCGTATAGCGCCCCCGAACGCGGCCCTGGTGGATGACCCGCCGGAGCACATGGTGCCGCTCCAGCAGGCCCTGGAGTTCGTCTACGAGGGGTGTCCGTGGGTGGACCTGGAGGCGACGAAGGCACTGATCTGGTCCCCCAGGTATACGGAGTCGAGGTCAATCAGGTTCTTCCTGAACCGGCCGAACGCCGCCGACAACGCGTGGGTGCCACTGGAGGAGTGGACGCTCCTGCGCGACCCGAACCGTGTCGTCCGGAAGCGCGACGGGGACGAGCCCGGGGAGGAGATCGTCATGTTCTTCGACGGCTCCCGGTCGAACGACCACACCGCCCTTGTGGGATGCTGCATGTCGGACGGGCACATCTTCAAGATCGGCCACTGGGCGCCGGAGAAGGCGTCCGGCCTGGTGAACGTACCAAAGGTCGATGCTGCCGTGCGGAAGGCGTTCGAGGACTACCAGGTTGTCGCATTCTGGGCCGACGTCCGCGAGTGGGAGTCGTTTACCAGGACGACGTGGCCCGAGGACCTCGGAGACGGCCTGATCCTCCCGGCGGTGCGGGGGCAGGGCATGTCGGCGTCCCTGGTCGCCTGGGACATGCGTTCTCACGCCTACCAGTTCGCTGAGGCGGCGGAGACGGCGTACGACGAGATCCAGAAGCAGGCGTTCACGCATGACGGGTCCGCGGACATGGGTGAGCACGTGTCGAACTGTCGTGTGAATGAGTTCAAGGGGCGGTTCAGCGTGAAGAAGGAGTCACCGAAGTCGCCGAAGAAGATCGACTTAGCGGTTTGCATGATAGGTGCTAGAATGCTCTATAGGGCCGTCCTATCGTCTAAGGAGTGGGCGGCCAGGAAGCAGCCTGTCGGACAGTGGAGGGCGTACCTGTAATGAGTTTCGAGAACCTCATGAGGGCGTTCGAGTCCGGCGCCCTGCGCTCCCGGGGCGGCATGGAGGCCTACTACGAGGGGCGCGCCCGCGTCGCCGCTCTTGGCGTGTCTCTGCCGCCGAAGGCCCGCGTCCTGGAGGTTCAGGCCCCCTGGGCGAAGATGGCGATCGACGTCCTCACCGAGGTCCTCATCCCCTCCGGGTTCATCACCTCCTGCGAGGAGGACCTGGAGTCGCTCGGCTGGGTCGAGAAGACGTGGCAGCACAACGACATGGACTCCCAGTTCAACCTGGCCGCCTCGGAGGCCCTGGCGACCGGGGCGGCGTTCTGGGTGCTGTCCCCTCCGGACGGGGAGTCCGAGTACCCCTATGTTCGGGCCCTGGACTCCAAGCACGCCTGCGTCCGTACGGACTGGCAGGGGCGGCTCCTGGAGGGCCTGGCGGTCTACCGTGTGGACGCGGAGACCGTCGGCGCGACCTACTACCTGCCCGACGGCGTCGTCTTCTACAAGCGCAACGACTCTTCTCAGGGGTGGTTGACTGACGGGTCCGGGCGCCTGGACTCGTGGGGGCCGTCGATCATCCCCATGTACAACCGGGCCCGCATCAAGGACAAGTACGGGCGCAGCGAGCTGACGGAGATGGCGACGATCATTGACGCCGCCTCCCGGACGCTGACGAACATTCAGGTCGGCCAGGAGGTCGCCGCCTGGCCGCTGCGCCTGCTGATCGGGAATCACTCCGCTGAGATCCTGGACAGTATGCCGGACACGATGCAGGCGTACATCGGGAACATCCTGGCGGCCCCGGAGGGGTCGGACATCAAGCAGCTGACCGGCGTGGACATGACGCCGATCCAGAACATCTACAAGCTTTATGCGCTTCAGATCTCGTCGATGACGGGTATCCCGCCGTCGATGATGGGTGTGTCCGCAGACTCGAATCCGACCAGCGCGGAGGCGCTGCGTGTGGCGAAGGACCGGCTGATCGCGAGGGCGGAGAACAAGCAGCGTCAGTTCGCGGACAGCCTGGAGAGGATCGCCCGCACCGTGTGTGTGATGGGCGGCTTCGACCTGGCTGAGCCGACCGCCCTGGAGGTCCAGTGGCGCGACGCCGCGGCCCCGTCGGTGTCGGCGATGATGGCGTCCGCCCTACAGGCTCAGGCGCAGGGCGTCCTGTCCGCACAGACCGCCCGGGACTTCATGATGCTGTCTCCTCAGCAGCGCGAGCGCGAGGACGCCCGCAGCCAGGAGGTGGACGAGATGGCCGGCGCTGGCGTCGCTGACCGGTCTGCCCCCGAGGACGCGGATGATGAGGACGAGACTCAGGATACTGAGGAGCCGGAGGAGAGGCCGGTGAAGGGAAAGCGTGACTGAGGCCGTGTTCCGCGCCCTCCTGGACGCGATCCTGATCCTGTTCCGCCGCCGCGCCTCCTCCGTGCTGCGGGCGCTCCCGGCGGAGAACACGGCTGCGGGCGCGGACGCTGTGGCGGAGTCCTTGTTCCATGAGGTGGTTGAGCACCGGCGGCTGGCTCACTCCGCGGGCGTCCTGTTCCTGCGTGGGCAGGCGCGGCAGCATGGTGGTGATGAGGCATGGGTGCCCCGCCAGTCCCCCTACAGCCGGCGGGCTCTGCGTCAGGGGCTGCGGGAGGTCCCCGGTGGCCTGAGGCGGGGGAACGAGGCCGCCGTGCAGCGCGTGCTGGAGCATCACGTGGAGGCTGCGGGCCGACAGGCTGTCGCCCGGGCCGTGATGGAGGCACCCCCGGACCCGGACGGCCTGCGGAAGCACCTGGACAGTCTTGAGCACGACCTGAGGACGTTCCCACCGTCGGTGCGGAAGGCCGCCAGGCGGGCTGCGGCCGGCCAGGCGGTCGAGGAGGAGCAGAAGGTCTCTCGCCGGCAGGCCGCCAAGGAGCAGGCCAAGAAGGCCCGCAAGGCCGAGAAGAAGGCGGAGAAGCGGCGTCGCAAGGCCGAGAAGAAGGCTGCGGAGGAGGCGCGCCCCCACCTTGAGACCAAGGAGGAGCGTGCTGCGCGCCGACGCAAGGCCCTCGATGACGCGTTCGGGAAGATCGCTGACCGTGTCGGTGAGGCTGTCGAGGAGATCGAGTCGGAGCCGCATCTCCGGCAGATCGTCCAGGAGAAGGCCCCCCTGGCAGTGGAGAACCTGCCGGACCGGTTCCGCCGGGACCGGCAGGGGCGCCGGATCCTGAAGGCGTTCGCGTGGGCGAGGGTCGTGCACCCCGGCCGCCACGGGCCCTGCGGGTTCTGTGCGATGCTCGCCGGCCGGGGGCCCGTCTACAAGGCGCAGGGTACGGCGGCGTTCGCCTACCACTACGGGGACCGGTGCACGGTCGTCCCGGTGTTCACCAGCCGGTCATGGCCGGGTAAGAAGGCAGCCGCACGGTATGCGGGTGTCTACGACAGGGTCGTCCGCGGTAAGGACCTTCACGGGGCTGAGGCGCGGTCGGCGATGGACAGGGCCCTCCGCGGAAAGCGGTCGGCGCAGAAGTCAGCGGCACGTAAGGAGCGCACAAATGGCTGACAGCACCAGCGGGGCGAGGCGGGTCGCCCAGGACACTGACATGGAGACGATCATCCAGAAGACGGCCGCGCCGCCGGCTGCCCCCGAGGCCGCCCAGGAGGCGCCCGTGGAGCCCGTGGAGGCCCCTGAGGCCGCTCCGGCACCCCCGGTGCAGGCGCCCGCCCCCGAGGCCGCCCAGGAGGCTCCCGTGGCCTCTGAGGGCAGGTCCGCTGACGACCGTATCGCGGCCCTAGAGCAGGCTCTCCAGGAGATGCGGGCCGAGCGGGAGGAGGCCGCCAAGCAGGCCCTGGAGGACAGGCGGTCCCGCATCCTCTCCGACGCCGGCCTCACCCAGGAGTACGCCGTCCTCCTCGACGGGGACCCCGGCTCCTGGCAGCAGAAGGCCGCTCTCCTGTCCTCTCTGCGAGACGGGAACGGGGATAAGAAGCCCGTATCAGTCCCGAGGGACCCGATCATGAATTCTGATACTATGGGTGCAACCAACATCGAGGAGCAGGCCGCCGGGTTCTTCGGCCTGTCCTGACACGCAGGAAGGATAACGCGAAATGCCAGATCCGGCCGCCGCGTCCCACACACTTAAGAAGCTCCTCTCGGGCGAGAAGAAGGGAGTCTTCCCGCCCGAGGTCATCGCGGGCATCTGGTCCAACGCCTACAAGGGGTCCGTCATGCAGACCCTGGCGCAGACCCGACCCGTCACCCTCTCCGGCGCGGTCCTCCCCTTCCCGATGGGCCACGCCACCGCCGGAGTCGTCGCTGAGGGCGCCGTCAAGCCGACGGTCAACCTGAACTTCGACGTCCGCAAGATCTCCCCGATCAAGGTCGCTGCCGGCGCTGTCCTCTCCGAGGAGGTCATCCGTCACTCCCCCGTGGCCGCCTACCTCGATCTCCAGCAGCAGCTGTCTGACTCGATCAGCCGCGCCATGGACAACGCGATCCTCCACGGCAAGGACGCGATCACCGGCAACGTCCTCGCGGACCAGACCCCGATCGTCTCCGCCAGCGCCAACCAGGTCGTCATCGACTATGCGGACACCAAGCCCGACGCCCTCCTGAAGAAGGCCCTGGAGGGCGTGGACGCTGTCGAGGCCGCGAACGAGGACTTCGAGATCGACTCGTTCGTCGCCCGTAAGAACGTGCGCACCAAGATCCTCGGCGTGTCCGACAGCCTTGGTCGCCCGCTCTTCCAGGCGTCCGCGAACCTCGCCGACCCGGTCGGCATGTTCCTCGGCCTGCCCATCCACTTCACGTCCGCTGTCGGCGGCTACGAGAAGGCCAAGGTCGAGGAGACCGCCGTCGTCATGGTCGGCGGCTCCTTCAAGAACAACCTGGTCATCGGCAACGTCATGGACATTGAGATGCGTCAGGCCCAGGAGTACGGCTTCGGCCACGATCTGTTCGCCCACAACGAGCGGGCGTTCCTCGCCGAGGCCATCTTCGGCTGGTGTATCCGTGACCCGAAGGCCTTCGCCGTTTTCAAGAAGAAGCCCTGATCCCAGACCCGGGCGCGGTCCCCTGAGAATGATGGTGAGGAGGATGCTGGTATGACGGTTGCGGCGCTGGAGGACGTGAAAGCGGCCCTTCTGCGGGACCCTGACCCTACGGATGAGGTCCCCTACGTGCAGCCGATGCTCGACTATGTTGAGGCCAGTATCCTCCTCACCGTCCCGGACGCCCTCGACCGGGCGAAGGCCAGGAAGCCTTACGAGACTGTCCTGAAGAGGATTGAGGCGGAGTGTGTGTGCCGTGTGCTGCGTGCCCCCGCCGGCGGTGTCCTGAAGTATGAGACCGAGGGCTCGTACACGTACAGTGTGAACACGGCGATCGCGTCCGGTCTGCTGGAGGTGCGTCCCGCGGAGATGGCTCTCCTGGTGGAGCATCCCGGCGGGTGGACCGCCATGACCGCCGTGGGGGACGGGTACCTCCAGTATCGGAGGGGCCTGCACCAGGAGGGCTCCTGGGTGCAGACGATGGGCCGTCAGGATCCGGCTGACCCGCCGCCGTCCGACCTGGCCAGGGTGACTCCGTGGGGTGACTGGTGATGGCGGGGGCGTACAAGCCCCGCCGGCGCCGGTTCCTTGAGGACGGGCCCCACAAGGTCGAGGTGACGCCGATGGTGGTGGAGGACGGGCCCACGGGCCGCCGCTACGTGCCCGGCACCCCCGTGGTCATGGACAAGGTTCTCGTGCAGCCGTCCTCCGGTTCGGCTCTGCGCGCCAGTGAGACGAGGACCGTGGAGAAGGGGCTCTTCGATGAGACCATGCGCGTCGTGTACGGGCGCGGACACTGGCCGGGCGGCCCCCACAGCAAGATCCGTGTCATCAACGGCCCTGAGGGGGCGGATGACCTCACCTACCAGCAGGCGGGTTCCGCCGTCCATTATGGGGCGTCCCCGATGACCTCCCACTACAAGGTCCGTATCGATGCGGTCGGGGTGGAGTCCAAGTGAGCGGCGACATCACCGTCTACGACGACGAGAGGACGCATGAGGACATCGCGGCTGTGGCTTCCAGGCAGCCGGAGTTCGCCGCCGCCGCCGCGAAGATCTTCGCCGAGGTGAAGGCGGAGGCCGCCCAGCACGTGCACACCGGCCGCTTCTTCGCCAAGGTCACCATGCACCAGGAGAAGGTGGACTGGCACATCGAGATCGACGACCTCGAATACGATTGGAACACGGAGATGGGCCACTACGCTGGCGAGCGCGGCAAGCCCGGCCGGAAGTGGGTCAAGGGCATCGGCGTGTTCCGCAACGTCGTCCGCAGGCACGGGGGCTTCTGATGGGCAGGCACCTGGAGCACGTCCCGGTGATGCCGCTGACCCTCATGGTCGAGGCCACCCGCCTCGCCTGCAAGGGCGCCACCGTCCTGACGGAGGCGCAGGTCGATATCCGCCCCGACGTGGACGACACCGAGGGGCCTCTCGTCGTCGTCCAGGTGTACTCCACCGACACCCTGGAGAACGGGCCGTTCGGTGCTGCGGTCCGTCTGCGGGTCCGCTGGTACGTGGTGCACCCTGACGCCCATACGGCCGAGTCCATGGCGCAGGCGCTGATGGTGGGGATGAACCGGATATGGCGTGACGGCACCCCTCTGGCCGGCGGGATGATCTCCTACCTGGAGATGGGGTACCCGTTCCTCGGGGGCCTCCAGTTCAACACGTCAGACTACAATGAGTTCAATGTCACCGCGGTGGCCGTGGTGCGCTCGACGACACGGGAAGGCTGAGAAATGGCGAACACCAGCAACGCCGACAATGAGATCCAGATCGCGGGCATGGGGCACGTCTACGTCGGTGACGTTGACGCCGCCGCCCCTGACCTGTGGTCGTACACCTTCGGTGACGGCACCACCCTGGAGTCCCAGGGGTGGACGTGGATCGGTGACACGTCGTCCGAGAACCTCATCGAGTTCGAGACCGACGGTGGTGACACGTCCACGAAGGACACGTGGGACCGCAAGAACGCCCGCAGTACGCGTGCGACGAAGACGACGAACGTGACGATCTCGTCCGTGTCCATGAGCGATGACACGATCAACATCGCGTTCCCCGGCTCGACCTATGTCGACTCCACCGACGGCTACGACCTGGTCCTGTCGGGCAGTATCGACAAGGCGATCCTGATCGTCATGGAGGAGGGCATGCTGGTCTCCGGCATCCTCCTGCGGAAGGTGAACCTGTCCGGTGACATGCCCACCCTCGACAAGGAGAACTTCACCGAGATCAAGATCAAGGGCGTCATCCTGACCCCGCCGTCCGGGAAGGCTTCGGTCCACTACCTCAAGCCCAGGACCGTGACCGGCACGTCCACCGCCGTCCCGACCATCACCAAGATGGAGCCGACCACCGGTAGGATCGGCGCGTCCGTGACCCTGACCGGCACGAACTTCGACGGCACCCGCAAGGTCACGTTCGGTGGTGTCCGTGCCGTGTTCTCGAAGAAGTCGTCTACGGTCATCACCTGCACCGTCCCCCGGGTCTCCCTGGGTGAGCACGAGGTCGCCGTCATCAACGGCAAGGGCCGCGGCGCCTCCGTCACGAAGTTCACGGTCACCGCCTGACGAGTCTCCTTCTGCCCGGGCCGCCTTGGTGTGCTCCCGGCCCGGGCGGAAGGAACCCATCCATGAAGGGGCACGCCAGCATAGGAGCACACTGTGGCAGACAAGAAGACAGAGGCGCCGCCGCCCGCGGAGTTCAGTGAGGTGGAGGGCCACGAGCTGCTCGTGGACCCGCGCGCCCTGAAGCCTTCCCAGGCGATGCGGCTGCTCGCGGCCGCCGGTATTGAGCCTGGCGGTGACGTGACCCTCGACGTCGTCCAGCGGATGATGGAGGAGGTCGAGGAGTCCTACCTGACCGACGAGGAGGCGTACACGGCCTTCTACCGCAAGCACGGTCTCGGGAAGGTCATCGAGGTCGTCGGGGCGTTCCTGGGGGAACTGCTCGGCGACGAGACCTGAGGCTCTTCCTCGACGAGAACCCGGATGCTGACGCCGACCTGTACGCCCTGTACGGTGTGGACGGCCGTGACACCAGCATCCGGGTGTCTCTCGTCGAGGGTCTCGTCGCCCGGCTCCCCTACGAGCCCCGGTCGCTGTGGCGGGCGCGGACCCTGCTCGGCGGCGAGAAGTGGTTCGGCTGGTCCGTGGCCGAGAGGCAGCGGGCCGACCTGACGGACGTGTCCGTGCTGACTCTGCGGGCCTGTGCGCAGCAGAAGGCCTCTCTGCGGCCTTCGGAGTATGCTGCACGGCCGTCTCCGCCGTCCCAGCGGGAGCCGGTCTCCTCGTCTGACAGTCAGGGTGTCGCTGCTATACTCTCTTCTATAGGCTGACCTGATAGGTGGTGAACTGTGCCCAAGGGGATTGTCGGTAAGCTCGGTGTCAAGGTCGCCCCGGACCTCACGAAGTTCGCCCAGGAACTGAGGCAGAAGCTCCGGAAGGTCAGGGAGGCCACCGACTTCGACCTGCCCGTCGGCCTCGTCCTCGACGACGGGGACGTCAAACAGATCCAGGAGCGCATCAAGCGCCTGGACGCCACCACGAAGATCAAGGTCGCCCTGGACAAGACGTCCCTTAAGAAGGCGCAGGACCAGATCAAGCGCCTCGACGCGACAGTCAAGGCGAAGGTACGGCTCGACGACGCCTCCTACAAACGCGCCCAGGAACGCATCAAACGCCTGGGCGGGGCGTCCGCCTCACCGAAGGTCAAGCCGAAGGTCGAACGCAAGTCCCTGACAGAGGCCTGGAAAGCCTTCAGCGAGGCCGACACGAAAGTCATCCCCCGCCTCGACAAGGCCGGGATGACCCGGATCCGTGAGCAGCTACGCCGCCAGGACTGGCCCACCGCGGAGATCAAACCGGTCCTGGACACAAAGAAGGTCAAGGCCCAGGAGCAGGCGCTCGACAAGGGCGGCGTGAAGATCCGGCTCAGCCTGGACGAGACCTCCTACAAGCGCGTACAGGCGCGCATCAAGAAACTGGGTGAGAAGGTGAAGATCCACCCTCACCTGGACGAGTCCGACTACCGCAAGATCAAGCGGAAACTCAGCCGCCTGGACACGAAGGTGACCGTGAACGCGGACGCGGACACGGGCAAGGCCAGGGCGAAGTTCGCGTGGCTGGGGCGCCGACGGTACGTCCACTTCCAGGCTGTCGCAGACAGCGCGGCTCTGGCGAAGGTGGAGGCCTACTTCAGTCGCCTGTCCGGCTACCGGGCTCTGTCCGACTGGGCGCGGCAGGCGAAGGATGTCGTCGAGAACATGGACAAGCTTGCGCTGACCATGGGTGTGGTGGTGTCCGGCGCCCTGGCCATGGGGTCTGCCGTAACGGCCCTGGTGGGGACTCTGGGGGCGCTGTTGCGTGTCCTGGCTGGTATCGTCCCGGCGGGCCTGGCCCTGCCGGGTATCTTCATGGGGATGGCGACCGGGGCCGCGACCCTGATTCTTTCCTTGAAGGACGCGAAGGATCACCTGGAGGACGTGGGTGACGCGTTCAAGGAGGTGCGGAAGAACTTCTCCGCCGCGTTCTGGTCTGAGGCCGAGGGTGCGATCCGTTCGCTCGCCTCCGACGCGATGCCGATCCTGAACACCCAGTTGGCTGAACTGGCTAGGGCGCAGGGGCAGTGGACCGCCGCCGTCGCGAACGCGGTTCACGGGCACCTGCCGCAGCTGGAGGCGTCCCTGGTGAACACGGCCGAGGGCGCCAGGAGAGCCACACGCGGGTTCGGGTCGTTCACTGAGGGCCTGGTGACGATCGGCGAGGTCGGCTCCAGGTACCTGCCCCGCCTGGCGGACTGGTTCTCCGACCTGGGCGACAAGTTCGCCGCCTGGGCGCACCGGACGGCCGGGGACGGCAGTATCGAGGCCGCGATCTCCCGGGGTGCGGAGGCCGCCCGCCGTGCCGGCCGCATCATGCGTGACCTCGGGTCCGCGATCGCCGGCGTGTTCAGGGCCGCCGACAAGGGCGGGTACACGATCGAGCGGGCTGAGAAGAGCATCAACGGGTTCGCGAAGGCCCTCAACAGTATCAAGGGTCAGACGATCCTGGCGAACATCTTCGCGGGCGCCGCCGGCGGCATGAACGCCCTGACCGAGGCCCTGCGGAGGTCCAGTGACGACGTTGTCGCCTTCTCGTGGACGTTGAGGAAGTCCATGGTTGACGGGTCGATTGCCGCGGGGAACGCCTGGCAGTTCCTGGCGAAGGTCCTCGGGAGCCGCGAGTTCGGGACCGGTGTTGCGAACTTCTTCGCCGGCCTGAACAAGGGGCTGACGTCGTTGCAGGGGGCTGCCCCGCAGGTGAGTCAGTTGCTGGGGTCGATCCTGACGCTGGGTGGTGCCTTGGCTGGCACGGTGGGGAAGGTCCTGGCGAAGGCGTTTGAGAAGCTTGGGCCGCCGGTGTCGCGCCTGCTGGAGGCGCTCGCTCCCTTGGCTACTGCTCTGGGTGACTGGCTGGTGGCCGCTATTGAGAAGCTTTCCCCGTTCATCACGAAGCTGATTGATGATTTCCTGATCCCGCTTATCAACAAGCTTACGGAGTCTCCCGGTCTTGTGACAGGTCTGGTGGTCGCGTTCCTCGGTTTCCATGCGGTCCTGGGGATGCTGCCGGGCCTGCTGTCCCTGGCCTCGACCCTGGTGCCGATCCTGACGAGCGTGGAGGGCCTCGGGCCGGCCCTGCTCGGGGTCATCGGGCCGGCCGCCCTCGTGATCGCCGCCATCATGGCTCTCGTGGCCGTGTTCGTGCTGCTGTGGACGAACAGTGAGATATTCCGTGACGCGGTCACCCGCCACTGGGGGCAGGTCAGGAACGCCATCGGGGAGGCCGTGACAGCCGTGACCGACTGGGTAAACAACGAGCTCGTGCCCGCGTTCTCCGGCTGCTGGGAGGCGATCAGCCAGTTCTGGCAGGAGTTCGGTCTACCGATGTTCCAGTCGATCGACGCGATGATCGAGTGGCTGGAGCCGATCTGGAACGGCCTGTGGAACGGCATGAAGGACATCGTGATTGGTGTCTGGGAGATCATCAAGGGCATCGTGACCGGCGCCCTCCAGATCATCCAGGGCAACTTGCAGGTATTCCTCGGTATTCTTCACGGCGACTGGTCCGAGGTGTGGGAAGGTATCCAGAACATCACCTCCGGCGTGTGGTCGCTCATCTCCGGGATCATCAGTGGTGGCGTCCATATTGTGGTTGGCCTGTTCCAGTGGTTCAGCACGATAGTTTGGACGATCATGACGACGCTGTGGCAGGTTGTCGCGTCGATCGCCCGCACCGGGTGGACGTTCACTCTGAACGCCATCCGGATGGGTGTGACCGGTGCGATCAACCTGATCAGGAACTTCCCGAACATGGTCAGGCGGTTCTTCTCCAACGCCGGCCAGTGGCTGATCCAGGCCGGCCGTAACCTGATCAGCGGGTTCATCAACGGTATCCGCGGCATGTTCGGGCGGGTGTCTTCCACTCTGGGTGGTTTGACGAGGATGCTGCCCCGTTGGAAGGGGCCGGCCCCTGTGGACCGGCGCATTCTGCGGCCGGCGGGCCGCCTTCTGATCAAGGGCCTGGTGACCGGTATTGAGGAGGAGGAGCCGTCTGTGAAGGCGTCTCTGCGTGGCCTGACGGGCCGTATCGGTGACATGACCGTCAACCATGAGGTGGATGGTGGCGGGTTCGCGAAGAGCGGGGCGTCTGTGACGATCAACCAGTACAATCCTGTGCAGGAGTCCGACTCAAGTATTCGAGACAAGGTGGCGTCCGGCATCCGCCTGGCCGCGGCCCTGTGAGAGAGGAGCCGTAATGGCTGAATACACGTTCAACGGGAAGGCCCTCGATGATGGGGACCCCGGCTGGAGCGTGACCCGCGAGTTCTACCAGGCGGCCGTCAGCCCAGGAGAGTACCTGCCGCAGATCGCTGTCGGCAAGCAGTCCCTGATTATCACCCAGCCATGGAACTACTCGCCGCCGGTACAGCGGACCGTACTCACCATGGACGGCGACACCAGCATGGACAGTGACGTGTGGTGGAGGCTGCAGAAGTTCCTGTCTCCGATGCGTGCCGGTGTTACCCTCGGCACCCTGGTGGACACGAAGGCTGTGGAGGCGCCCGCCCACCTTGACTGCTTCCGGATCCTCGGCCCCACCGGTGCCGGGCAGACTTTCATCCAGGTCTGCTTCAGTGTGGACGACTACGGCCTGCGGGCCGTCGAGGCCGTGACGGAGGAGCCGGGCGCCAAGAAGTTCCCCGGCTCCGCGAGGCCGATCACGGAGGTCCTCATCAACTTCGCCGCACCCAAGTCGGGCCTGTCTCTCGGGGACTGGGGGTCCGGCCGCAGCCTCTGCTGGTTCGGCGACCCCGGCGCCTACACGAACCTTGTTATTGACACGGCGCGGAGGCTCGCGTTCCTGTCGAACACGCCGTTCAGCATCGCCGACGGCCTGGATGTCAGTGCTGGCCTGATCGTGGACGACGAGTGGATGATGCTCCCCAACGGTGCTGGGGAGATCGGCTTCTCCGCGGCCGGCGCGCAGGTGAGGGCCCGCCCGTACCTGAGGTGACCGAGGTGGCGTCCGAGTACTACATTGGTGGCGTCCCCCTGGACGACCCGGCGGGGCGCTGGTTCGTGACGTCCGAGACGCTGCTGCCGGCCGTCTCGGCGCCCCGCGCCCCGTCGGTGACGGTCCCGTACCGTTCCGGTGTCCTGCCTCTCCCGACGAGGACGGTGGACCCGTTCCAGGTGACCGTGAAGGTCGTGGTGCAGGGGGCCAGCCGTGCTGTCCTGGACCGGAACTGGCATGCCCTCATGGCCCGTGTGGGCCGTGCGGGCGCCCCGGTGATGATGCAGCACCGGCCGCCCGGGGCCACCGGCAGGCAGGCCCTGGTGCGACTGTCCGGGAGCGTGGAGCCCACCTTCTACTACCATGAGAACATGATCGAGGCGTCCCTCGTGTTCGAGGGCGTCGAGGGCGTGTGGAGGGACGAGCAGCCCGCGACGATGGCCGCATCCGACCTGTCCGCCCTGTCCGGGTCTCCCCTGCCGGTGACGGGCGCCTTGATCGACGTGACCTCCCCGACCGGGGTGATCACGGTCCGTGACACGGCTTCGGGCGGTACCGTGTCGTGGAACGGGACGGTGCAGGCGGCCTACTCTCACCTGGTGATTGACACGGCCGCATATACGGCGACGTTCACGAACACTGACTTTGGTACGTCTGGGAAGGACTGGTCCGGGTCCCTGTCGATCCCGCCGTACGGGTGGGCGATCACCGCTGACAGTGGCGGCGTGTTCCGGGTGTCCGCGTCCGGAGGCCAGTCGATCCGGATCCGTGCGGGGAGGTGCTACTGACAGTGACCACTGCCTCGGGTTTCGGGCTGCGGCTGGTCGCCTACTGGCCGGACGGTGGCCGTGTCGGCCCTATGCCGGACGTCCTTGAGATGACGCTCACGTCGCCCTTGAACGAGGAGCCGACCCTGACCGTGTCCTACCCGGTGGCCGGGGGTGTGCGGGGCGACCTGCTCGACGGGGAGATCGAGCTTGCTGTCGAGTACACGCCCGACAACGGGGCCTCCTGGGTTGAGCCGCCCGGCGCCAGGTTCATCACGACGAAGGTGGAGCGTAACCTCCTGGCTGACGGAACCGAGTCAAGGCGCGCGGAGTGCGTGCACATCAGCCACCATCTTCAGGGGGCCCTGGTGTGGGATCCTCCGAAGAGCGCCCAGGACGCGGACGGGAAGTGGAACTTCCTGTCCGTGAACTCCGGGACGATCGTCAGGACAGTGTGGGACGCCGCAGTGGCACGGGGCTGGGGGAAGGCCCTGACCCTGCGGGGTTCTCCGTCCGCCGACGCCGCCGGGGCGAAGTGGAAGTCGATCATGACGATCGCCTACGACCCGACGATTGACCTGCTGTCCCTGGTGAAGTCCTTGTACGACCTGGGGATCATGGACTACCGGTGGGACGGCCGCACCCTGTCCCTGTTCAACAACGACACGGTGATGGCGGCCTCGAACTACCGGGTGTGGCGGCTGTTCAACGGCTCCTCCTCGGCGGAGGAGGCTGTGACGTGGCAGGAGATGTGCACGGACGTCCTCGTGGATGGTGAGGGCACGCACAGGTGGCGGTTCCATAACAGTGAGGCGCCGGCGGGTCTGAGGCGCACGGAGAAGGTCGTGTCTGCGGGCGGCGTGGAGAAGGAGGCGACTGCCCGGATCATCGCCCAGAAGACGCTCGTCAGTGGCGCTCACCCTGAGCAGGAGGTGAAGCGTGACTGGGACCTCGGCGTGGATGGTGTGCTGCTGCCGTGGGTGGACTACCAGGTCGGTGACTGGATGCGTGTGGAGCGCTCCAGCGGCCTGGAGCGGCTCCGTGTGATGCAGGTGTCTGTGACCCTGAACTCGTCTGGGATCAGTGGGCACACGACGTTCGGGACGGTCCTGGAGGACTACCTGTCCAGGCTGGCGAAGAAGACGAAGGGTATCGCTGGCCTGGCTGCGACGTCGGGGTCCGGGGTGCGGCCGTCCAAGCCGGCTGACAGGCGCGTGCCCGCTAAGCCTTTGGGTGTGGTCGGGTCAGGGGTGATCGTCCCGACCAAGTCGGGCGGCGGCTACTACGGTGCTGTGCGCCTGACGTGGGCTGCGGTGACGGAGGACAAGCGTGGTGTGGCGATTGATGTGCGCGAGTACCGTGTCGCCTGCTCCCACGAGGTGACTGGTACGGATGGGACGACGCGGCGCGTGGCCCTGCCGTTGCAGGTGGTGGGGCCGAATAGCTGCGACTTCCCGGACCTGGATCCGGGTGTCCTGTACCGGTTCCAGGTGCAGGCCGTGTCTGCGGATGGTGTCGTGTCTGAGTGGTCGCAGGCCCTGGATGTGCTCATGCCGACGGACGTGACTCCGCCGCCGAGGCCGTCGAAGCCGTCGCTGTCGCAGCGTCAGGGGGTTCTCGTGGTGATGTGGGACGGGAAGTCCGCTGACGGTGGGGGTATGCCTGCGGACCTGTCCTACCTGAACGTGGGTGTGAAGGCGCCTGCTGACGGGGCCCTGGTGGTGCGCGGCTCCCTGGTCCGGGGCGGCCAGTGCATTCTGGCGGGCCTGCCCTTGAACGAGGCCTTGTCGGTCGCCTTGTATGCGGTGGATCGTACGGGGAATGAGTCCGGGTGGGGGGCTAGTGAGTCGATCTCCCTGACTGCCGCGGTGGACCCGGATGTGATCAACAAGTCTGTTGAGGAGGCCCTGAAGAAGGGGGATGCTCTGTCGAAGGCTACCCGTAAGGAGATCCTGGACATGTTCACGAAGATGGGCCGGTCCGGGGATATCATTGACAGTGCGTGGCCGCCATCGCGCGGCGTTGTCGGGAAGAGTCTCTGGGTGTCTCCGGATGGTCGTATCTTCCGGTGCAGCAAGCGCGGAAACAAGGAGGAGTAGTGCCTTACCAGCGGGCCAGGGCGAACTGGCAGGACTATCCTGCTGGTGATACGCCGATCATGGCCGCCCACCTGAACACGATCGAGGCGGGGATCGCGAACGCGACCAACCTCGCTGAGAGCGGCAGCGGCAAGGTGCCTGTTGGGGCGCTGATGCCTTACGCCGGCTTGGCGACGCCGGCCGGCTGGCTGCTGTGCAAGGGCCAGTCCCTGGGCAGGGGGACGTACCCTGACCTGTTCAAGGCGATCGGCACACTGTACGGCGCCGAGGACGCCCAGCACTTCAATGTCCCTGATCTGAGGACGCGCGTCCCGGTGGGCGTGTCGGACAACCATAAGACGTTTGGTCAGATGGGTTCCAAGGGCGGTGAGGAGCGGCATACTCTGCGCATAGATGAGATGCCTTCCCACACTCACATCCTCCGGGGCGTGGGGATCTCGTTCAAGGGTGGCCTGGAGAAGACGAACCTTGGCGCCGGGTCCGGGTGGACAACGGTCACGAACTTCACGGGCGCCGGTACGCCGAATCTTCAGGCGGCCCCGACGGGTGTGGGTAACCCTCACAACAACATGCCCCCGTATATTGTGTTGAACTTCATTATCAGGGCGTCCTGACATGGGGGGGAAGGCTACCGAGTACATTCCCTGGCCCGGGCCGGGGATGCCGCCGGGTGAGCGTACGAACCCGGGCGGAAACAAGACTGCCCCGGACTCGAAGGTTGTTCACGGCCGCTACGGGTGGGAGTGGACGGAGGACAAGTCCCAGGCGACCGGTGACGTCAAGGCCGCCGTGGACGCGGCGAAGGGCATCCAGCGGTTCATCAACATCAGCACGGACCAGCTGACGGTCACGGGTACCGCGTTCATCAATGAGGCGATCATCCAGAAGATCTGGACGAGGATCATCACCGCGAAGGAGGGCGAGTTCGGGAAGCTGAAGGCCGGCATGATCGAGGCCCACCATGTGATTGCTGATGAGGTGAGGGCCGGGGCGATCGACGGCATGGTGATCACCGGCGCCCTGTTCCAGACGAAGAAGTACGGCCAGTATCCGCGTATCGCGATCTCCTCGGACGGCATGTACGTGTGGGACGAGAACGACCGCAACACGCTGTCCATCAACAGCAGCGGGAACATCTGGATCGACGGGCAGGTCGGCATCAATGACACGTGGTCGTGGGCGAGGTTCATTGACCTGAAGGCGAACGAAACCGGCACGGATATTGGTGGGAACGGGCGCCGCGTCGGCGTGGGTATCGAGTTCCAGCGGACGAACAATCCGTACAGGACGTCCGGGGCGATCACTATTGTTGAGAATGCTTCCGGCGTGCCGCGCCTGGATTTTCAGGCTCCTTCCCGGAAGACGAGTGCGGCGCCGCGCTTCGAGCTGTCCGAGAACAGGATAGCGATCTCGTCCTCCCGCTCCAGTGGTGGCGCGATTCTTCTGGACTCGGATGGGTTTTACGCGCAGGCTAACGGCAAGTCGGCCGTCTACAGCGGGTACAACGAGTTCTACCTCAGGAGCGGCCGCTACTCGTCGGGCACGTTCGGCGTCAAAGGGAACGTAGACGGCATATACCTGTCGTGGGACTCGAACTGCTCCGTGAGGCAGTACACGGCCAAGGACACGAGGGGGCAGCTGATCGAGGTGGACTCCAACGGCCACTTCGTACAGATCCGGCAGGGGCACTACGACGGCTACAGTATCGCCCTCGTGGGTGACACGTGGGTCTTCGGCAGGCTTGGTGCCAACAACAAGACGTTTATTATCGAGCACCCGCTGGACCCGTACGGCAAGATGCTGATGCACTCGTGCACGGAGTCGCCGTGGCCGGGCGTCGAGTACTGGGACACGGTGACGGTCGGGGAGGACGGGACCGTGGAGGTGGCGCTCCCCGGCTACTTCAACGCTCTGCACCGGCCGGATCTTCCTCTTGCGGTGCTCTGCTCGGGCCCAGGGTCTCCCTGGGCGACGCGGGTGAGAATGGGGCGTTTCACGGTGCATGGGGAGCCTGGGGCGACGGTGTCGTGGCTGGTGAAGGCGGTCCGGCGGGCGGATCACACGCGCACGCTTGATCGCGATCATCCTCCTGTGGAGGCGCCGGCGATGCGGCCTGCTCCCACCCTGGATGGGGATGTCGTGACTGACCCGAAGGACCTGCGGTGGCTGTACGAGCCGCCCGTACCGACCGAGTGATAGGATTAATGGTATGAGTGATACGCCCACCAGTGAGGATCTGGGGCGCCAGGTTGATGTCCTTCAGCGCCTGGTCGTCTCGTACCGTGAGCGCCTGGCCCGGGTGGAGGAGGAGCTTGTGACCGCTGCGGCGAACCTTGCGATCGCCCAGGAGCGGATCGACTCCCTCTCTAATGAGAATGGGGCTGAGGAGTGACCGCGGTCAACGAGTACGCCGCGTCCGAGATGCGGTACTGGTGCCGCACCTGGGACTATGGTGGCGTGGGATACAGTCAGCCGAACCGGTGGTCCGCCTATGATGCGTCGGACTGGCAGGGCTGGCTCAAGGGCCCGGGTGAGATGGACTGCTCCGCCGGTGTGGCGGGCGCCTACAACATCGCGTTCCATGAGTGCCTCGGCGAGGGGGTGCGGCCCGCCATGTTCCCCCGCTCGACGTGGACGGAGTCCCTCAGACAGGAGGCTCAGGCGCGCGGCTTCGAGGACATTGGTGACTCCTGGACGGGCAGCACCCCGGACGGGGGCTTCGCTGTGGGGGACCTGCTGCTGCGCACCACCGGTGAGGGTGGCCACGTGGCGGTGGTTGTCCGTGACGAGGATGATTCGTTCGACCCGTGGAATCCTCTGGTTGCGGAGGCGTGGATTGACTCGGCTGGCAGTATCTACGGTAGTGACGGTGGTGATGGTTCTGCTGCTGATGACAGTGGTGGCGAGTCCCGCCTGGTAAGGTACGGGTCGCACCCGTTGACTGTGTCGGCGTCGTGGTCTACGTGTCTGCGCTACAGGGGCTTGTCCGGTGGTGGCGCCCAGGCCGCCCCACGGGCTTCTGGGCGGGCTTTCGGCATTGATGTGTCCATGCACCAGCGCGGCATGCGGCTGGCTCCCACGGGCGCCTCCTACGTGGTTGTGAAGGCGTCTGAGGGGTCTGGGTACGAGGACCCGTGTAAGGATGATTTTGCCACACAGACGCTGGCGATGGGTGTCCGCCTCGGTTTCTACCACTTTGCATGGCCGTCGGCGAACGGCGTGGGCGAGGAGGTCGACACGTTCGTCAACGCGATCCGGCCGTACCTTGACCGGCGGCCGTTCCTGTACCTTGACTGGGAGGACCGTGGTGCCTACTACGACTACTCGTGGGCCCGCCAGTTCCTCGACGCCGTCCATGAGCGGACGGGTATCAAGCCGTTCATCTACATGCCCGCGTCGGTCGCCGAGAACGGGGACTGGGAGGGTCTGTCGGGCGACTACTGGCTGTGGGCTGCCGGCTACCCTTCCTCGGCGCCTCAGGTGCCGGCTACCCCGGACTGCCCGTACGCGCCGTTCAGCCACGGCTGGTGGACGCTGGCGTGGCAGTACACCGGCGAGGGGCGCGCCCCCGGCTGGGACAACGACCTGGATCTGAATGTCTGCTACCGGCCCGATGTTCTCGGGCTCGCCAACAACACTTCTACTGATGAGGACTGGCTCGCTATGCCTGCTGCTGTTGACTACCTGAAGACTATGGCCGACGCCGTCACCCCGGGGGAGGAGGGCCGGAAGCGCGCCGGTGCCCTCTACCTGCGCCTGGTGGAGACTGAGGCCGCTGTCCTGCGCATGGAGAAGCTTCTCCAGGAGGGCGGGAAGAAGTCGGTCTACAATAGGCTTGACGATCTGGAGCACTATGCCACTTCGATGAGCGCTGATCTTGCTGCGATCAAGAAGTCTCTTGAGGTTCTCGCCAAGAACGCGGCCTGACGTTTTGTTGGGTTCCGGTACTACTGTAAGGATGTGAGAGTATGAGCAATCACCTGGCTCTGACCACCGACCGCACCACCCTGGCTGGTTGGCTTACTCCGGAGCGCCGTAAGGCATTTTACGGGCTCGCCAGCGCCCTGCTGGCGGTTGGCCTGGCCACGAACCTGTTCACCCCCCAGGATGTGGCCCACGTCGCCGACGCGGTCACTGCGGTGATCGGTGTTCTGACCGGCGTGGTGGCGTTCCTTCATACGGGCGGCGTCTACAAGGCTCCTGCCGCTCCGGTGGACGAGGCCCAGTAAGGGCATCTGTTGGCTCCTTGGTGGTGGGACGCCGAGATGATCAACGCAGCCGCAGCCCTTGTCACGGCGGTGACCGCGATGGTGTCCGGTATCATGATCGGCCGGTCTCGTTCCCGCTCTGAGCGGGAGGAGCAGGCTAAGGCGATCGCCGCCATCAAGGTTGCTGCGGAGCGGGCTGCGGAGCAGACGACGAATAGTCACGGGACGAATCTGCGTGATGATCTGACGGCGGTGCAGGACAGGGTTGACCTGGTTCTGGACGCGTTGGCGGCGGAGTCCAGGGTGCGTCGTGAGACGGATGCGGAGTTCGGGCGGAAGCTTGACAGTCTCGCCTTGTCGGCGCGTATGGATCATGGTGAGATTTTTCAGCGTGTGGCGGCGCTGGAGCGGGCGACGTCGGACTGCTCGCTGTCCCGGCTTTCTCAGGACCCGGATAGTGTGGTATAGTCTGCGCCTGGCCGCGCTTTGTTGAAGGCGACGAGGAGCGCGGCCCAGCATGTGGTGGTGCGAAGAAATCCCCCCCCCCCCCCCCACCCCCCCGCCCCGCGCCGGCGGCGGGCGGGGGCGGGCGGGCGGG